TGATAAATCATCAGGTCTTGACCATATATCAGACGCTTTTGCGTACTATGTTAACTACGAAATGCCGTCAAGAGATAAGCAAATTGTACGGCCAATCGTGATGGGGGTGTAATATGTTATCAACTCTTAATCCTGCAATAACAAACGAAGTGTTGTACAGATGGAGAATTGTTCGCGATTTCAAAGAAGGTGAAATCCGTGTAAAGAATATGGGAGTTGTGTATCTTCCCAAAAAGAGTGGAAGTTCTAATGCTGACTATGAAGCATATAAAACGCGCGGAAAAGTTGGAGATTATACAAATCAAGCTCTTGAAACTTTTCACGGTCAAATTATGCGTAAGCGTCCAGTCGTTGATTATCCATCAGAAAGTCAGTTAAAAAAAGTTCTCGAAGATTTTGACCGTGAAGGTAATTCATTCTTCCAGTTCGCAAGCGATGTTGTACATGATAACTTACAAACTTTCTTTGGTGGTATTCTTGTAGACCTTCCTGTAGCAGAAAATGTTAAATCTGTTCATGATGCAGAGGTAAAAAATATAAGACCGTATGCTCGTTACTACCCTGCTGAATCTATTAAAGATTGGCGCTATCGGTATGTGAATGGAGTATTAAAACTGTGCGTTGTAAAACTTGAAGAAACCGTTGATACTTCCGTTGGTTTAGACTTAAATCACAACTTTGTGAAACAGTATCGTATTTTGTATCTTGATGAATCTGATAGATATTCTGTTCAAGTTATTCGCGAAGTTGTCATTACTGACACCGAAGGTAAACCTAAACTCGATAAAAACGGCAACCCAATGAAAGAAGAAGTAATACTGTTTAATACACAGCCTATTATTTTGAATAAAACAATTGATTACATTCCTTTTGAGTTTATTCCATACAAAACACCAGAGAGTTCACTTGTGTACGGAATTGCAGAATTGCATAAACATTATTATTTACAATCATGTGATTATGAAAATGCTGTACACATGACAACAATTCCTACAGGTTATGTAACAGGTCATCAACAAGAAAAAGATAAAGATGGAAACCCTGTGCCAATCTACCTTGGAAAAGATTTCTTCCTTGTTTTCTCTGAACCAGAAGCAAAAGTTGGTGTTTTACAATTCTCTGGAGAAGGTATTGAACATTCAGAAAACGCTATCGACCAAACATTGGAACAGATAGGAATTCTTGGAACTCGCGCACTATCTCCAGATAAATCCACAGGTGAAACAAGTGATGCTGCTAAAATACACCGTACTGGTGAGAACTGTAAACTTTCGACTTACTCAAAAAATATAAGTGAGATATTTACAAAAATTCTTAAGATTATGGCATCTTGGCTTGGAATTGACGGTCATATCTCAGTTACCTTTAATACAGATTTCGATAGTATCGCATTTGACCCCAATGCTCTTAATGCTATTGCTAACCTTGCTCGTGAAGGTAAATATCCATTACCACTTGTATTTGAAGCTCTTAAGAAAGGCGAGTATCTTCCCAATGATATGGACTTTAGAGAGTTTGGTATGCTTGTTTCTCTTGAAGGAACAGGAGCAACTGTTGAAGAAATTATTGACGCTTATCAGAAAATGCGCTCTGGTGAGAAGTTTAATATCAAATCAGTTCCTGTTGATGTTTTGAATAAAGATAGAGCATCTAATGCAAAGTTACCAAGTGAAACTAAACAAGTATCTATGGAACTCGGAAAGTAACTTGGAGATAGAAAGTGACTAAAAGACAATGGTTCGACAACTATGCGCGACACATGGTTGATACAGAGTTATATGCTCATGCAAGGTCTGAACTTACCGTTTCTATGCTTGAAAAATTGCATAAGGAACTTAAGAAGATTGTCGAATCATACGGTAGTATCAGAAACAAGAAGCAAGAAAAAGAATGTTATGATGAGTGTAATGAGTGCATAGAAAAATATCTGTCTAACTGGAAACAAAAAGAAGATGAAGAACGAAATAACTATGCTAACTCTGAAATGGACTGGCTTGCTAATGCTATTTTAGCAGCTCTAGGTGTTTCACTTGTTAATTCGCTTCTTAAAACGACACGCGCATTAGAAACGCCATTTAGTAACACAGATACATTTGATAGTTTTGTTTCTGACATAAAAAACGATATTCAAAAAGCTGTTCGTACACCACTTTTATCATCTCGCATATTTGGAAGTTCTACATCTAGTGTAAGCGAGTCTCTGGATTCTGCTTTTAAGCGTATTGAAAGCAATGCAAAGGCTAATATGCAGTCGAGTGTTACTGGATTACAGAGAAATGTTCAGTATCAGCTTATCGGTGACAACCGCAAACTCAAATTTGTTTATGTATCAATGCTAGATGATAGCACCTGTGTCGTATGTGGCGGCTATTCTGGAACTGTCTATGAGGATATTTCAGAAGCACCTGCCGTTCCTGTTCACATACGGTGCAGGTGTTTTTATATGCCAGTTCTTTCAAGCGATGATGATATATCTGATATTACTGGAGAAACTTACGAAACTTGGTTTAAGAGACAGCCAGACAGTGTTAAGTACAGAATACTCGGACAGACGCGATATGGCTTATACAAAGGCGGAGTAACGGATATTAAAGGATTTTCTAGTGGTGGGCAAAAATTGACTCTTAACGAGCTGTTTTCTAATTTAAATCTTAAACCTGTTAATACAGGAGCAAGAAGGGCGTGATTTTATTGCAGAGAGATATTATAAGACAATCAGAGAAAATGATAATAAAGATTTAATAACAAGAATATCAAATAGAGAACAAGCAGATATTGCGATTGAAAAGTTATTCACTCTGGAGTAAATATATTAAATTTTTGATAAAAAAATAATTGCACTACTCTCTCGTTTAGAGGTGCTGTATGTGCATAAAAAATCACAATAACACACAATCCGCAAGACAACAGTGCATAGTAGTTCAAAATCTACTTACACCAAATCCATATAGTCGTCCATGCAAAGCATTAAAAGAAATTCGTGCTATTGTTATGCACTGGACAGCAAATCCAAATGCTAATGCAAAAAACAACCGTGATTTTTTTGAAACAAAGAAAACTGGAATGGGCGGTTATGGTTCTGCACATTATGTAATAGACCAAGACGGAACAATCATACAATGTATACCAGATAATGAAGTTGCATATCATTGTGGTTCCAGTTCTCCCGACCCAGTAAGTAAACAAATCTACACAGAGTACGCAAGAAATAAATTCGGTAAGTATTGTATTGATTACACACAAAACAGTCCAAATAATTGCACCATAGGAATTGAATTATGTCCAACTGATTGGGAAGGTCATTTTACGGACAAGACGCTAGAAAGTGCATCTTTGTTGTGTGCTGAATTATGTAAAAAGTACAATCTTACAGTAAGCGACATTACTACACATCACAATATCGTTGGTTGGAAAGATTGTCCAAAGTTGTGGACTGATAATCCTGCATTGTTTGAAGAATTTCAAAATAAGGTAAAGGAGAAAATCAATGTGGGAAGCAATTAAGGAAGTCCTCAATGGAGGCAATGCAGTATTTATTCTCTCGTTTGTTTTGGTAGTTATAATTCTTGTTGTTATTTTTATCCGTCACGGATTCATTTCAATTAGAACTAAGCATGTAAAGATTGGCAAGGTAAAGCCAGAGCGTGAGATTATCAGACGGCAGGTTGAAACCGCACATGAGTTTGTTATGAGTATCGAAGGAAAAATCCCTAGAACAGAGAAATATGGTGGATATTTTACACGGTATATTCTGGAGCGTGTATACGACAAAGTTATTGAATGGATTATGTTCAATCATATTAGCACTTCGCAGATGTATGTTGAAGATAAACAGGACTGCATCTGCAATCTGGTCTATCTGTTTGATGTAGGCGACGATTATAAAACACCAGAGTTTAATTGTCGTATGAGAACATGGACAAAAGAATTGATTGAAAAGCTCGTACAAACAAGGGATTTGTATTCAGAGGTTTAAGTATGAAAGAAGAAGAAAAATCAAACAAGATGCAGAGCCGTAAGTTTGTCGTGTGGATTGTTTGGCTTGTCCTTGCTGTAGCGATAATTGTTTCAAGCACAGTGATTATGGTTATTTTGCATGAAGTAAATGACATTTTAGTTACCACGACAGGAAAAGTCTTGTCGTGGTTCTTTTACATTTCAATGATGTATCTTGGTGTAAATGTCGGACAAAAAGCGGCTTTTGCATTGTCAGATGCACTAAAGAAAAAACAAGAAGAGGAAACAAATGGATAGATTACCGTGGGAATTATTTAGCCTTATAAACAGCATAAAGTATACAAAAGTTGGTGATTATGTAGATTACGCAATTACTGAGTTACCAGATTATCTTGTATTAGCGTTTCAAGACAGTAAAGATAATAAAGACTGGATAAACAATTTTCGTTTTGCAAAAAAATTGTATAAGCGTCAGTTATCATGTATGAAAGTCCATAAAGGATATGGTGAGGCATGGCGCACTTGTAATGACATTATTATTAAACAAGTAAAAGACTGGAGTGAAAAGACAGGTAAACCACTATTGATTATCGGTTGGAGTTATGGTGGTGCTATGTCGTTATTAGCTGCGGAAGATTGGCATTATAGAACTGGAAACAAAGCAATGGTTGTTACTTTTGGCGCGCCTATGGTGGCAGGAAATAAAAAAACACAAGCATATTTTAGAAGTGTTATGGATTGTGTACAGTGGGAAAATAGAAACGATATTGTTCGGTATTGTCCTCTTGTTCCATTTTATAAACACATCGGATTAAAAGATTGTGGAGATGAAAAGTTTAATTTTTTCAAATTGTTTAATCCGATGAAATATCATTTGCAGTATGGAGATAGAAAATTTTATGAGGCGTAAAGAAAGAAAACCGCTTATTATTGGCGTATTATTGCCCAAAAACAAACGAGTTCGATTTGGTTCTTTGGAAGAAGCCTCTTTGTATACGCATATATCAGAAAAAAGAATACAACATTGTATCGCTACTGGACAAAAGTGGTGGCAATGGATATTTGATGAGGAGATTTAATGAAAAACGATTTTGAATTGATTAAAGAAGCTGCGGAACAATCTAGTATGCCTTATAGCGATTTTATAGAAGGTGCAACTAGATTACTTGCTATTGGAATATCTGTAAATGAAGTTTTACGGATTATGAAAGAAAAGGAGCAATAATGCTTGAATTGATAATATCTTTTGTGTTTGGTGCTACTCTTATAATAGGCCTTGCTGTATCGTTAGTGCTTATTATCCAGTATACAAAAGAGCAATTTAAGGATAAACACGAATGAATTATTGCGGAACTTGTGTTAGTTATCTAACAGATGAAAAAGATGGAAAGCTAACAGACTTTTACCATGATAGAAATTGTGAAAGTGGATTTTGTGCTATGCGAGATTTGTTTTATACAGTGAAGAAGCAGTCAAGAGCTTGCACAGATTATACTAACGATGGAGAAGACAATGAATGAAAAGGTTTGGCGTGTTTTGTTTTTTGTTATGCTTGGTTTTTCCTTGCTTTTCGCAGGAGCAAGTGTTTTCGTTTCAGTCAGATGCACAAATACCGAGCGTGAATTGGGAAAGTGTCGAGCAGAGCTTGGACGAATTAGAACTGAACTCGCAAACGCTACTAATCAACAACAGCACCTTGAAGAAGGACTTAATGAGTGCGCTAGAATCTGTGAAGATACAGATAAACTACTCAACCAGTCTGTCGCTACAGTTAGCGGATTGCGAGAGCAGATACGAGCAATCAGAACAAGTTATGAAGCGATGGAGACTTGCTTGCGGAATTACCATAGCAGTAACGGTTCCAACGATAATAACACTGGTGATAATAATAGCGAATAAATAAAGTCAGAGTTTCTGACTAGAAATACAAAGGAGGTTCGATATGAACAAGGTATTTGGAATTGTTGGTGCGATTTTGTTCGCAGCATCTGTTGCAGTTGGATATTTCTGCAATTTCCCAGGAAGCACACTGGTAGGTCTTGGATTGGCTGCTTTTGCACTTGCTTCGATGATTGTTGGAATTGTCCGTAAAGCAAAAGCTGAGGGGTCATTTAACTGGAAAACAGTATTGATTATTGTTCTTGCAGTTGTAGGTGGTGCGCTTTGTGCAATTGGTGGTTATTCAGAAAACATTTTTGAAGCAATTGCAGGAGCTGTTATAGCAATTATATCTGTTATATTTGGTATTTTTGTTGTGAAAAAACAGCCTGACAAAGAAGCGTAATTAAAAATAAGTTTTATTTATGCACCGTGTGAAAGCGGTGCATTTTTTTATTTAAATTTTTTTCAACATAAATCTCTAAAAAAATTTCTGAAAAAAAAAATTTTGTTTTACTCTGCGCATAAAGGATAAAAACCACATTGGATGTGGTTCCTTATAAACAAATGCAGGAGCAAAACAATGATTAAATTGGAAGACTATGTGAAGACCATCTCAGGAGAGGGGAACGAACCAACTGAAGAGCAGACTAAGCTTGCAAAAGCGTTATTTGAATTGCATGAAAAAGATGTGCAAGGGCTTAAAGTCAACTCAGCAGCCTTGAAAGAGGAAAAAGAGAAGATTAAAGCAGAACGCCAAGCAGACCAAGAGAAATTTGCAACAGCTGAAAAGCAGTATCAGGAAGAACTGCGTAAAGCACAGGAACAGATTTCAGCAAACAGTCCAGAAGAAGTAAAGAAGTATTACGAAACGCAACTTGCGACCGTTGATACATCTTACAAATCACAGCTTGCAGCAAAAGAAAAAGAAAATGCAGCTTTGAATGAGCTTGTAAAATCTTACGAGCAAAAAGATATTCTTCGCTCTCAGCAAATCGAGTTTGACAAAGCAATCAGAAAAACAAACGCAGACCCTGCGACTTACGACACCATTCAAATGATGGTTCTCGGAGAGCGCGGAGACCGTTTTGCTCAGCATGATACGGCTGACGGAAAGATGTTCTGGACTACAGATGGTTCAGGTAAAAGCATCTCGAATGTCATTGATGAAGTTCTCAATACGCCTGTCGGTAAGCGTATGTGCAATGCTGTTTCGAGCGGTTCTGGCGCGGAAGGTGGTTCCGTTGGATACACAGGCACAAAAGCAAATCCGTTCAAGCCTGAGACTCTGAATATCACGGAACAGACTCGTCTGTATCGTGAAAATCCAGAGCTTTACAAGCAGCTTAAGGCACAGGCTAATGCCTGAAATTAAACCGGACAGCTGCGAAAAATAGGAGATAAAACTATGGCAGCAACTACCATTTCCGACCTGATTGTGCCTGAGGTGTTTACACCTTACATGATACAGGAAACTGTGAAAAGCAACGCTTTTCTGAACTCTGGCATTGCTACACGCGACGACAGTGTAGTAATTAACAAAGGCGGAAAAACTGTAAACATTCCGTTCTTTGAAACGATGAACTCAACAGCAGAGGTTCTTGCAGAAGGAACTCCTTTGTCTGTAAACAAAATCACCGCTTCAAAGGATGTCGCAGCTGTCCACGCTCGTGGCTTAGCTTATGCAGCAACCGACTTGTCAAAATTGTTCTCTGGAGCAGACCCAATTGCAGCTATTGCAGCACAGGTTGGCGAACAGTGGTCAAACAACTTGACTACTATGCTTCTGAAAACACTTGATGGTATTTTCGGTGTTGCAGCTCTTGCCCCAAATGTAAAAGACAATTCTGCAAATGTTCTTACCAAAGAAGTTATGGCTCAGTCTATGTTCCTTTTGGGCGACAAGTATACTCGCCTTAAGGCAATTGCAATGCACTCTGCTGTACTTGCAAAACTGTTTGAACTTGACCTTCTTACATTGGTACAGCCTTCTCAGATGAACCCTGATGCTTACTACACATACATGAACAAGCGTGTCATTGTTGATGACGCTATTGTTCCTGACACAAGTGGTAGCGCACCAGTTTATCCGATTTACCTGTTTGGTGAAGGTGCAATCGCATTTAACGAAAATGAAGAACTTGCAGAAGTTGAAACAGACCGCGATAAGCTTGAAGGTACTGACTACCTTATCACTCGTCGTGCATTCACTCTGCATCCTCGTGGAGTTAAATGGGTTGGTACTCCTGTTGGAGAAACTCCAAGTGATACAGAGCTGGCAACAGCAGCAAACTGGTCACTTGTTGAAAAACCCAAGAATGTTCGCATTGCAAAGGTTCTCACAAAAGTCTGATTTGGAGCGTGAAAAGTGGGATTACTTGCGTTTAACAAGATACGCCGCATGAAAGCGGCAAGACCCACCGACAAACAGGTGCAGGAAACTGCACCTGTTGTTGAACATCACGAAGATGTAAAGGTGGCAGAAGTAAAACCTGCTAAGGAAAAGCAGCATAAAGAAAAAAAGTCTTTTGAAGAACAGCCTAAAGAAAAAGAAGTGTCAGATAAAGACTTGTTTTAGGAGACCGAAATGGCAGAGGAGACGACATACAGTATCGAACTAATAATAGAGGACGGAACTGCTATCCCCTCTGCCAATTCCTATGTCTCGATGGAATATGCTGATACATATTGTAAAAATCGTGGATATACAGATTGGCTCGCCTTAGATGAATACACAAGAAAATCAGCGATATTAAAAGCAATGGATTACATTGATAATCTATTTCCGTGGAAAGGTCGTAAGATTTATAAAGTACAAAGTTTATCATTTCCAAGAAGAGATATTGTTGACCTTGATGGTTTTGATAGAACTGGTGAAATTCCAGAGCAGTTAAAAAAAGCTGTATGTGAAGCAGCATTTTATGCGTACAACCAAACAACACTTTATGAAAAATCAAACACATCTATTGGTGCTGTAAAAGTAGATAAATCAAGAAAGAAAGCTGATGTAGTTGAGATTGAAACAGAAAAGCAATACCAGTTCCCAGAGAATTTCAAAATAGATTGGACAAGTGCATATCAATCACTAGATAAACTTTTGAAAGGGCTTTATGAAGATAAAACCGCAACTAACCATGTTTGTATACCTGCTGTTTGGAGATAATAATGGCAAGGATAAACTGGGATACAGAGTTACGACAGCCTATTTGCACAGATGTACTTGAAGAATTAGGTGCGAGCTTCACGCTTGAAGTTGTTTCTGGTTCCGCTCGTTCTGCAAGTGGTAAAAAAGTTGTTACAGAAAAGAAAACATACACTGGTGTTGCAGTTATGGGTGGATATGCAACTATGGCAGAAAAAGAAGATATGCCACTTGTAAATGCAGGTGATGTAAAGTTCGTAACACAATTTGATGATAAAAACTTTGAACCTTCTGAAAAATTAGATGAAACTTTTTTGTTTGATAATAAAAAATACAAGATAGCCTATGCAAGAGGTGTTAGCCCTAGTGGTGATATAAACATTGTTTGGATTGTTTACGCTCGGAGGGTTAACTAGAATATGGCAAGACCAATTTTAACTGTAAACATTGTCTCGAAACGACATAAAAGAAGTAATGGTTACTCTGTGTTAACTGGTAATGAGCTAAAAACAATGTTAGCAAAGGCGTTTGCCGAAGACACAGTAGATAATGTAAACGAGTTATTCAAAAGAGGTTCTGGAAAAATACCTAGAACTGTAAAAAAAAATCCAGTTATAAAAGTTTCACGAGAAATTAGACGCAATAAAAGAACGAATTTTACAATGGATAATGGAACTGTAAATTCGAGTATGGAAAGTACAGCTCCAGATATAGAAAAAAAATATCAACTTATTGCAAATATGTTTTTCAGAATTGTTGCAAGAACTCCTTATGATGAAGATTACAAGTATACAGTACCAAATAATCATGGGAACGGAAAACAATTTCGGTATGTTACAAATAAAGATGGCAAACGAGAAATGATGCCTTATGTTCCTTATGTGCGTGAACATAAAAAAGATGATGTTGTATCTCGCAATGAATGGAAGTTAGTTTTACAAAATGATGATGGCACAGAAGTTTCTTTCTTTTCAACAGATTTCAAAGTTAGTTATGAAGAAGTTACTAATGAAACTGCTTACAAAACAATCTCGAAAAAATTAAAAGATAGTAACAAAGGAAAAGATGGTGCTAAAAACTTCCAATTAGCGTACATAACAAATGATAATCCTTATATAGATGTTTTAGAGTATGGAAAATACTCTAAAAAAGCAATGCCAACTGAACAGAGAAAAGGTAAAAAAAGATTTCATGGAGCTATGAATGGATATTCTGTGCAAGCTCCGAGAGGTATGGTTAGACTTACACAATCTGAATTTAGAGAAGCAGAAGCGCTTGCAAAGAAAAAAAGACGGCAAGTTACTGTAAGTGATGTAACTTTCAATATGGAAATTCCTGATGATGCCAATGATATTTTAGCAGAAGCAATGTCGGGTATAACTACATTTGTTAGTGAAAAAGATATTTTAGAAACATTTCTTAAAAATTTACCTGCTATACCATTAAGAACCAAAACTACAAATGAGATAAGAAATAGATACATAGAAATTGCTCGAAAAAAACTAATACAAGAAGATGAAGCCTTTTTTAATAAACTAAAAAAGGAAGTTGCTATTGAAGAGAAAAAAGAGCAAGAAGAATTAAAAAAAGAAGAAGAAGAAAAAGCAAAAACAAAAGCGTTAAAAGCGGTTATCAAAACACCTAAACAACATACAGAAAGTGTTTTAATACGAAAGCCAATAAATACATTTAACGATTTCATGAAAGAGTCTGAAAGACATCCTGTTTATGGAAAGGTATATCTAGGTAGAAATATAGGTTGGCTTTCTTGCAAGATTGATAAACAAACAGTTTACCTTACAGAAAATGCATCTGATGCAGAAATAAGAAATGGTGCTGTTTCTGGATTTACACTTGCTAAAGATTATATTAACGGATTCTCAAAATTCAATGAAAAGAGCTTCCTTAAAAATTTAGAAGATTATTTCAGGAGGGTTTTATGAGTGAAAGAACATTCAAATCAGATACATATATTGACAAAAAAATAAAAGAATTCTTCAAAAAAAATCTTCCACAGTATATTGATGGTGAAGATGCTTGGGGAATTAACTGGAACCCAAATATATCATTCAAAAGGCCAGAAGATTTGTACTGGCTTGATTTTTTCTTTTTACCTAACCAACCGACACAGCAGGAGCTTGGAACAGACGGAAGGAATAGGTGGCGCGGAATAATGCAAATAAACATTTGTGTTCCGCTAAACGAAGCGACTACCGAGGAATCAGAAGAAACCGAGGGAGACGATACATTTGGAACTTCTGCAATGGACACCTGCTATAACGACATAGCAAGAGTATTCAGACGCGGAGTTATATTTGATGGCATTAGGATTTATAAAACCTACAGAAATCCTTCCGCAATGCAGGTTTATGAAGACTTCTGCTGTATGCCTGTTTCTATAGAGTGGCAGGCAGATTTAAGCAACTAGGAGAAAGATTATGGCAAATCCTGCGATGGGTGATAAAGAACCCACATTCAATCTTCCCACTGGTGGTTCTTCTGACTTTTACCTTGCTCGCGAAGTAAACGATTCAGAGAGTGACAACAATGGTAAGGTTGTACGAAAAGATGGACTAAACCAATATCCGTTCTTAACTCGACGCACAGGAGATTCTCTTGTTGGTACAAACGAAGAAATCACATCTAGTGAACTTCGTCACGGACGAACAGCTGGAAAGACAAAGATTGGAAACGCTTCTTCAAGCGGTTCTCATGATTTTGAACTTTCACCTGAAACATTCGATGACCAACTTGAGGGAGTATTCCGTAGTAAGTGGGTTCGTTGGACTCACGATGGTGCAAGTGACCTCATTACAAAGAAGTTCCTTACACCCAATGGTTACATTCATGTTCGCGGTGAAGACGGAACTTACAATCAGTTCTATGACGCAGCAACAGATGAAGGTAAAGGTGTTACACAGGTTCCTTTGCTCTACACTGGAAACGAAAGTGGTGCAAAATCAAATCCTTTTGGTTTGATTAAAGTATCACCTGAAAAGCTTGGAAACCGTGCTGTAAACCCAACAGGTCGTTTTATCGTACATGAACTTCATGTTGGTGACGACCCTATTAAGTATTCATTTGTTTCTCGTATTCCGATTAACGATGATATTGTTCGTTATCAGCATTTCCGCCATGTAGAATGTGGTGAAATCAACCTCAATGTAACAGTTAATGCAATTGTTACAGGTTCATTCACTCTTTCTGGTTCTAACAACCCATCTTACTTCACCGAAGTAAATGAAGTTGGTAAGAAACGAATGGCAACAAAGATGGCAGATGACAAATCAGTAGCAACAGGAAGTGGAGAGAACTATTTCTCTGACGACTTTGAAGATGGTGCTGAAAAGTTTATCGCTGCTATCAAAAAGACTACAGAATCAACCAACACAGACCAGTTCACTGCTCTTGAAGGTTTCCTGTATGTTAATGGACATCAGATTCAGTTCGCAAGTGATTTGACGATGGATTTGAATAACAACTTACAGCCGATTAACGCAATTTTCGTTAAGAACGCAATTGCAAACATTTCACCATCTCTTACTGTAAACGGTAACATTACCGCATACTTTACTGACGGTGAAAAAGATTCGACTGGAAAGAAATTTGGTGCAGATGACCTTAAAAACCTTGCATCTGAAAACAAAGATGTTGAGATTTTGTATGCGTTCCAAGACAAAGAAGACCCAGAAGTTGTTTACATCTTCCAGATTTTCAAGTCAA